AATAGTAATAATTTCCTACATTTGATTGATAGCCTCCATTATTACTTGGGTCTGGTGGAACAAATGCCGAAGTATCTTGTGTAACCCAAATTACATTTGCTTGAGATACATATGTAGTAGTATTTGCTACAGGAGTAGCAGGAGAAGTGTAAGGGTGATATTGAGGTTTAATAGTAAGAGTAATAATATATTCTGTTAAATTAGTTTTGTCTTGAAATGGTGTAATAACAGGAATAAAAGAAGGTAAATCAGGAGTGTCTACTTGGAAACGAATAATACTCATTTCATATTCTCCTGTTACTGGTATAATTGGATTGGTTCTATTTTCGTTAAAGTAAATTGGTATAGGGTTACCTGTAGTGCTATTGAAATTAGTAATCAAGACATCGTAATATATATGGTCTGGTATAGAAGGAACATTACTTAATTCTGGTTTAGGTCTATAGGACATTATATATAATAGTGTTAATATATTTTTCTATTACTGCCTAAAATATCTAAATATAATAATGCTTCTTTTGCTCTTTTTTTCTCTGCTCTATTCTTTTCCAACTTTCTCTCTGCTCTTTGACGCTTATATTCCTCAGCCCATTGTTGTTGATGGTTTACAATGTATAAGAACTTTTCTTTATCCATTAAATATATTAAATATGCCTATTCTTTATATCAAAATAGAGAGAAAAGTTAGATTTCTACTTGTATATATCCAATTGTATATATCTAAAATACGAATTTAGATTTTTACAATACTAAATTACATTTCTATATGTAGAAATTTTAAAATTTCTACATATTAATATCTATTATATATCTATTTTGTAGAAATCTATTGTATATATCTATAAAATATCTGTTTTTTATAGATATATTCGTGTAGAAATCTAACCCAATTTGGTTGCGATACAAGTAGCATTAGAATTCCATTGATTTGTTGAAAATTTAAAATTGCTATTTGAAGGATTAAATTGGGAGTTTGAAACAATATATATTGGATTACTATTAGTTACAGATACTATAAAATTAGCAGATACATATGTTGTTAAAAATGCTATTGAACCAGTTCCAGAACCAGGAAAGGTATAGGTAGTATATAATGGAACTACAGAATAATTAGGAAATGTAACATTTGATGTTGGAGAAGCACCTGGACCAATATACCAATTCGCAAATATTGTTGTTGATGGTGAAGAACCAGGTAATTCAAGATTATCAATTGGAATAGTAAGAGATACAGAATATACTCCAACTGGTAAAGTATTAAAAGATGCTATACTTTGAGGACTGGCGTATATACTATCTTGTAACATTGTCCCTGCTAATGAAGCATTTATAGTAGCAGTAAATTTTCTTCCTACTTCACCATTAGGATTATCAAATGCGAATAAAGAACGCCAAGACATTTATATAGTTGGTTGATATTTTATTATTGTTTCTAAATGTTGTATTGGAATAAAATAATATTCTTTTTCATCGTAAGACTGATTGATACGAGAATAATTTTTCTTTTCAAATGTTTCAAATAGAATTGGGTCATATTTAATATACGCCAATTCATCTATAAAGTTAAACAAGAAATACAATTCCTTGTCCTCAATACTGACTACCTTATTACAAGTCATTAATGTTGTTGGATAAGCATTCTTTTTATTCGTGCGAGACTTTAGTTCAAAAATAGATTTATCATTGTAAAAATCAAATTTACCCCATCTCTCTTTATTTCTTTCTAAAGTATTTCCAAAATGGTTTTGTAATATTGGTAAGATTTTTGCTTCTTGTTGAATTCCGTATAAATAATCTTTTTGGAAGTGAACCATTAGATTTCTCTAAAGTATATTTAGATTTTTTTTCCAGAATTTTTATCTTATCTTATAATAAATGAGTAAAATTGATATGGACGATGTTCTTAAAAGAATGAGAACAAATATTACCGATTTAGATTTAGAGAGATATTTTCCTGAAACTAATCATTACAAGAATAATGTTATCAAATATAGTGAATTAGCAAACTTTAAATCAATAGAGGAATTGTTACCAAACGATAAATCGTATAAGATTATTCTTATTGAGGAGAATTATAATTCAGGTCATTGGACTTGTCTCTTGAGATATAATAATACTATTGAATGGTTTGATAGTTACGGATTAGCACCAGATGGTGAACTAAAATTTGTTAATGCTGTTAAGAGACGATTACTTGGAGAAGGTAGAAAAACTTTAACCGAACTTCTCTCTAAAGTGAAAGATAAGAAAGTAATTTATAATAAAACTAAATTACAAAAACTTTCTAATCATTCTTCTACTTGTGGTCGTTGGGTTATCTTGAGAATATTAATGATGAAAAATTTCTTTTACGATTTAAATGATTTTGTTAAATTCATTAAAAAATACAAGAAAGAAATTGGATTTAAAGATGCGGATGAATTAATCGCATATTGGGTTATTTAATTCTTAATATATTGGTCTTTCATCATCTCTACACTTGTTCCCATTTCTTTTGTATCTTGTTTCATTTCATCCATTACATCCTTATATTTATCCGTTAGGAAAATATGTCGTAACATACTACAACCTATTTTCTTGTTGAATACTTTATATAATAGTCTCGTCATATCATTATTATTTGTATAAGGTTGTCCTTGATAGTTCACTAATAAAGGAACAGGACCTTTAGCCTTTTTAAATGTAGGATGATATTTCAAATATATATCCAATATTTCTCTCAATTCTGGTAATATTTTTATTTCTTGAGAATGATATTTTTTAGCGGTCTTGTAATTATTAAATATAAATCTATTTCCTGCTAAATCCAAATAATTCTTGCTATCTGGTTCTACATTTTCTCCTATTGGAGTTGTATATTTTTTCACTACCATCATATCTTGATAATCCTTATTTCGTCTTGGTCTCTGTAAACAATAGAGAGAAAGAACTACTAATTTTTGTAATTCATTGAATTGTTCCTCATTGATTTTTTTTCCTAAAGTTGGGATTATTTTTTTCAATTCATTAAATCTATCTAAAACTTCCTCTTGTGTAATCCAATTCTTTTCCTCTTTATCATTTTTCTCATTATTTGTTTTTAGATTTTTATTCATTTCATCTAAAACAGAATAATATTTATCATATAATTTTTTATACTTCTTTGGTTCTCTTGTAGAGAGACTTTTCAATAAAGATACAATAGATATAATATATGTTCGTTGAGTATTTGGTTTATATTTTTTTAATTTCTCTAAAATATCGGTTTCATTTTTCAAGAAATTAAAGTTCTTGATTTCTCCTCCATTTAATCTAACCAAGTTTTTCATATATAGATTTTTGGAACTATCAGTTATATTTTTATCCGTAAAAATTTCGTTCATTATATATAATCTATAGAGATTATTTTTTAAAATATATTCTATTATTATATAAATGAGTAATAGCACTAATCAACTTAACCAGAGAATTTCTTATTTGTATTCAAAATTAAATAGTGGAACACCAGTTCCTACCAGTTCTACTTTAAGCCAAGTTTTAGCGAATGGTAATTCTGCTGGAGGTCAAAATATTACTAATGTGAATAATTTGGGAGTTACTACTATCAATGGCTCGGCTTATCCTCCTGTAGTTACTACTCCTACATTAGCACAAGTTTTAACTGCTGGGAATACCGCAACAAATAGTATTATTTTAAATAATGGTGCTACAAATGTTATTACTACTGACCCTTCTCTCAATACTATTGTTGTAACAGATGGAACAACTACCAATACAATAAACAAAAATGGATATACTACTCGTAATACAACTGCTAACTTAACTCATTATCTTAATTTTAGTGACGCTTCTACTACTGGAACTGGGGCTATTCAAAAGACCGCAGGAATATCTTGTAATCCTTCTACAAATATTATCATTGCTACTACTTTTAGCGGTGATTTAAGTGGAAATGCTTTAACTGCTACTACCGCTACCAATGCTACGAATGTGGGGATTACAACTGATAATACTTCTGGAACTTATTACATTCCTTTTGCGAAAACTTCTGGAACTGGAAATAAACCGCTTTTTATTGATGATACTACTACTCCACTTACTTATAATCCTTCTACTGGCGTTTTTACTGCTCCATCTTTTAGTGGAAGTGTTTCTACTGCTACTACCGCTACCAATGTTACGACTACCAGTGATAATACTTCTGGAACTTATTACATTCCGTTTTCTAAAACTACTGCTGGAACTTCTACCGCTTTGTATTTAGATGATACTACTACTCCACTTACTTATAATCCTTCTACTTCGGTTGTAACGGCTACTACCTTTTCTGGTAATGCTACTACGGCTACAACTGCTACTACGGCTACTAATGTTACGACTACCAGTGATAATACTTCTGGAACTTATTATTTACCTTTTATTAAAACTACTGCTGGAGCATCTACCCCTTTATATGTTGATGATACTACTGGTCCGTTATCTTATAATCCTTCTACTTCTACTTTATCTGCTACTATTTTTTCAACGGCTACTGCTCCAGTATCTGGTTCTCAATTAGGAAATAAAACTTATATTGATAATTACGGAGGAGGAGCAGGTTGGTATTATACTACTTCGGTACCTGAGATGGTTCACAAAAGAGGAACTTGTAATGGATACCTTAGAGGAGTGGCTGCCGCTCCTACACCCTTTTTATCTGCCCTGCAAGGCCAAGCGCTTTTTAGACGAGACGATGGATGCAAATAGGCTGATTACCATTCTGCGCCACTGTATTCGTGC